CGTTGCGTTTGTGGATGTGAACGGCGCGCTGGGCAAGGCAATGATTACGCAGTCTTGGGCGCAATGGCTCGGCCAAAGCCCGACAACTGTTTCAATCCTGATCGGCCCGTTTCAAAGCCTGACCTCGATCAAGTATTATGACGTTGACGGCGTGCTGCAAACTGCGGACACGGCTGACTTTAACGTGTTTGGCACGCCTTATCGCATCACAATCTCGCCTAAATCAGGCAAGGTTTGGCCTGTGGCTCAAGCGCGGGAAGACGCAATCCGCATCGAATACGTTGTTGGCTATGGCGACACAGCCGCAGATGTTCCGCAAACTGTTCGCCATGCGCTGATGATGCTGGTTTCGCACTGGTATGAAGCCCGCGAAACGGCACAAGAAAAGCAAATGTATGACCTGCCATACGGCTTTGACGATCTGATCGGCATCGAGCGGGGGCAATGGTATGGCTAACGCCGGGCTATTCCAAGACAAAGCCGTATTTCAGCGCCTAAGCGAGGGCGCTGTTGACGATTACGGCAATGTCTACACTGGCTGGGCTGCACTTGGCACCCGCGCTGCCGATATGCGCGAACGCACGGGCAAGGAAACGGTCAATTCAGGCGCTTTGACAGATCAGGCTATGGCGACTATGCGTTGCCGCGCAGACAGCTTCACGCGCGCTGTGACAGCCGCTGACAGGGTTGTCATCCGTGGCTACACTTGGGCGATCAAGAATGTGATGCAAGTTGACGCCAAAAATACCCAAATCGAGTTTCTGCTTGAGCGTGGGGTGGCGGCATGAAGGTTTACGGCGCTGATCTTTTGGCAAAACAGCTTCGCAACATGCCAAAAACCATTGAAGCGCAGGTCGCAAAGGCGATCAAACGCAACACCGAGCAAGCCGCCCGCACTGCGCGCAGCCTTGTTCCAGTTAAATCTGGCGAGTTGAAGGCTTGGATTTTTACAAAATACGACGACAACGGCCTGACAGGTTCGGTTGAAGCCGCACCGCCGACCAAAGATGCGCAAACCAAAGCTGGTGCTGTCGAATTTGGCCGTGAAAAAGGCAATCGCGGCAAGACAGCAGCGCGCCCATACATTCGACTTGCCCAGCGCTTGCAGCGCAAGAAGTTTCGGGCTGGTATCAAATCCGCCGTTCGGCGTGGAATGAAGGATGCGATCTGATGGCTGATGGCTTCGCCCTTGCAATGCAAAAAGGCCTTCGCGCCGCTCTTGCTGCCAATGCAGGCGTGGCTGCGCTTGTTGGTGCGCGCATTTATGACGAGCCGCCGCAGAATGTCGTCTTTCCCTATCTGCGGATGGTTGACATCAATCCGGCTGCATTTGACACCGACACCACCGAAGGTGCAGAGATCAGCATCAGCGTGGAGGCTTATAGCAGGTCGGCATCGGGTCGCGTTGAAGCTGCACAGATGGCCGAAGCCGTCCGCGCCGCGCTGCATCGGCAAGAGACAAGCCTGACAGTTTCGGGCTTTACGCTTGTTGAATTGATTTTTCAGACGTTTAATGTCACAAGAGATGCTGACGGGCGTGGCTATACTGCCGTCATCGTATTTCAGGCAACGCTTGAAACCGCCTAAATCCGCGCAGTGGGCAAGCGCTTGAATATGGAGGCCGATCATGGCTAAACAACTTGGACGCGCCCTGCTGATTAAGATCGGCGACGGGGCAACACCTACCGAAGCATTTGCAAACCTTTGCGGTCTGAACAGCAAGACGTTCACGATCAACAACTCGTCGATTGATGTGACCACGCCAGACTGCACCTCCCCAGAAGGCGCGCTTTGGACCGCAACGCTGAACGGCATGAAAAACGTGTCGATTTCCGGCAATGGCTTCTTTGAAGACAGCACCACCGAAGCCCGCATGAACACCGTTGCGATGTCGGCTGACAATGCCTGCAATTTTGAAGTCGTTGTTCCAAACTTCGGCACCTATGCTGGCGCATTCCGCATTGCCTCGCTTGAGTTTGGCGGTGAGACCGAAGGCGGCGTGACCTATTCGCTGACGCTGGAAAGCAACGGCGCAATCGCGTTCACGGCTGCTTAATGAGCATCACGGCAGAAGCGCCGCGTGGGGGTGTCGTCGAGTATATCGGCGACACCTCTTATGTCTTTTTATTGCGCAATCGTGAGATTGAGCGGTTTGAAGACAAGCATCGCGGCATCTTTGAATTATGGGATGGCTTCTTTGGTCGCGGCACAAAGCCGACCAGCACAGAAGTTCGTGATCTGCTTGCGCTGGCATTGGTCGGCGGTGGTAAAAAAGACCATGAAGCTGATGCAGTGATTTCAAATTGCACGCCCGGTGATTTGATGCGGCTGTTTCAGGTGGCGCAAGCCGTGATCGGCATTGCCTTCATGCCAGACGTTGCAGAGACAGGCACAAAAAAAAACATCGCGGACCAAAACCAAGCCGACTGAACGTGCGTGACCTGATCAAAAGCGGAATTTTGATCGGCTTACAACCTAATCAAATCCGTGATATGATCCCGAAAGACACATGGCTTGTCTTTGAAGGCTGGAATGACGCGCACGCGCCAGAAACAGCACAAGCACAGGCAATGACGGCAGACGAATATCGTGAACTTGTGAGGCAGGTCGATGGCAATTAGTGCAGAGCAACTGAACATCATCCTGACCGCGAAGGATAAAGCCCTCGCCACTGCGATGGAAAAGAACGCAAGACGTATTCAGGCTTTTGAGGCTAAGTCAAAGAAAAGCCTTGGTGGCGCAGGCGCGTCCTTTGAGGCGCTTGGCAAAATGGCTGCAAAAGCGGCACCATTTGTTGCTGGCTTCTTTTCCGTTCAAATGCTGCAAAACGCGGCCCACATGGCGACAGAGTTGAAAAACCTGTCAACGCTTACTGGTGTCAACGTTGAGCGGTTTCAAGAAATGGCCTACGCCAGTTCGCGCTATGGTGTTAGCCAAGAGAAAATGGCCGACATCATCAAAGACACAAACGACAAGTTGGGTGATTTCCTTCAAAATGGCGGCGGCCCAATGAAGGATTTCTTTGACAACATTGCGCCAAAAGTCGGCATCACCGCTGACGCATTTCGCAAATTGAACGGCGCAGATGCTTTACAGCTTTACGTCACATCGCTGCAAAAGGCTGGTGTTTCGCAGTCTGAAATGACGTTTTATATGGAAGCGCTGGCAAGTGACTCCGCCTTGCTGACGCCGCTTTTGATGGATAACGGCACAGAGATGAACAACCTTGCCGAGTCAGCGCGCTCTCTTGGCATTGTGCTTGATGAAGACCTAATTGCCCAAACGGCGCAAATGGATCAAGTTTGGTCTGCCGTCATGAGTTCAATGTCAAAGAACTTCACCGCATTCGCAATGAATGTTATCAACGGCTTTGACAATATCTTTGGCATTACCACAATCGGCCAGATGAACATTGCAAAGCGAACATTGGAAACGCTTGGGACAGAGGCATCTAGGCTACAAGCACAATTAAATGAAACTGATGTGAGCGGTGCGTTTTCAGTTGATGAATTTAGCGGCGTTGGCGGAATGGGTGTTGTCGATCCTACTGCGGCAAAAGCACGTTTAAAAGTTATTCAAGATCAGCAAGATGCTGCAAACGCAGAATTTGCTCGGCTTAAGGAAATGACTGATCGTGTAAATGCCGCCCGTGAAAAGCTGCAAAACACAGAGTCATTCGGAACTGGTGAAACACCTGCATCAAAAGGCGCTGGAACTAAGAAAAACCCCGTTAAGGAAGCAAGCGATGCGTTTGCAACATTGATGGGCAGCCTTGATGGGGCGCGGAAGGCCGAAAACGATTTTGCAACTGCGCAGAAAATCGTAAACGATGCTTTAAAGGCGGGGGTCATTACGTCAGATGAAGCCCAGCTTGCTATCGGCATCCTGACCACGCAAATGCAATTAGCCAAAAAAGAAATGGTTGATATGTCCGGTGTTGCGAACATCCTTGATGAGGGAATGACAAACGCATTCATGTCAATTCTTGACGGCACGAAAAGCACCAAGGACGCCTTCAAAAGCATGGCGTCCGACATCATCAAGGAACTGTATCGCGTGCTGGTGGTTCAACGAATGGTTGGAAGCCTAGGCTC